TGTCCTTGGTCTTGCTTGTTCGGTTACTTCTTCTAGTTTCTTAGTAACCTTAGTAATTTTTAAGGTGTTCTTGATGATTGGCTTTTGTAGAAGCCGTAACATCTTTTCTGCTGCGCTAATAAGATCTCTGCGCGATGCAGTCATCTTAATTAAACCGCCACCACCTACTGATTTTTCTTGTGTTTGTCTGCCATCAAAGTTAGCTATATCTAAGCCTTCTTCGTTTGCTGCCATTGTTCCTGTAATGCTGCTAGAGGTTACAACTCCAGTAAAGGCAGCAATATCTAATCCTACTTCTGTAGCTTGTAAAGATCCTTGTACTAATACACTACCTGTTGCTGATAAAGTATCCGTTCCTGTCTCTGATACAGACAAAGAACCTTGTACTATTACTTTTCCAGAACTTGTAAAAGTATCTGAGCCTGTTTCTGTTGCTGCTAATGAGCCAGTTACAGTTTCTCTAATCCGAGCTAACGAAACACCGCCTCGCACATTGGTTAAAGTGCCAGCAAGACTTACGGCTACTGTAGGTGCTGTACTACTTGTTCCAGATGATACTAATGCGTATGCACTATAACCGCCAATATCGTTGCCTATATCACTATCAGGCTCATTTATCTCTACCGCAGTAGCAAATGTAGCACCTGTAGCTGTAATAGATTGTGATGAAAACTGTGATGGTGTTGTTACATCAGTTGGAATACACATTGCCCAAAGAGCAATATCACCTGATTTAAATGATGTTGAGGGTACGCCATTAACTAGGTTAATAGTCATTGGAGATGTAGGAGTTGATGTCCTCTCCCCTTCTGCACTACCATATGATAGCGTACCGCCACTTGTAGGCACTCGTACTATAAATGCCCAACTAATGTTATTAACACCTAGTGTTACAGATAGTGTGCCTGTTTGACCAGCTACAGGAGAAACCCAATAATAAACCCTTAGATTAGTGTTTCCTGTGTCTGCACCAAGTGTTGACCCATAACCACCAGCCCCATTATTTTGTGCTATTGCACTCCACCCTGTAGGTCTTGTAATCGTACCGCTATTAGCTGTACTAGGTTTTTGTCCAACAAAGAGTAATACCGCATCAGTAGCTAATATCCCTGATGGGTATGCTGGTGCAACTGTAGTACCGCCTGCTGCCGAGTATGCTGCTGCGCCTGCGACTGGTGTGCCGAAAGCCACTCTTTACTCTACTAAGAGTGTGTGATTGTTGCTGAAGTAATAGTAACTGTCTGACCTGTTGTAATGCTTACGCTATCCAAGTTAATATCAGATGCAGATGTTCCTACTGTTAGACCTGTAATAATATCTGTTCCTCCTGATGCTGTGCGGATTCTAGCTGCTGCTGCTGTTCCTGTAGCATCGGCAGAGGTATCGGATCTAGGGAAACCAGAAAAGGTCAAAATTCCACCAGAAGTTGTGCCAGCAGGATTGCCAAGAGCAATAGTAGCCAAAACAGTTCCCATGCTTGTTGTGCCTATTTCTAGCACACCAGCAGATCCTATTTGAGTTACTACTGCATCTAAACGAGCATTTTTAACTGCTGTCGTATAAGTTACAGCCATTGTTATTCTCCTGCTTTCATACCAATAATTTTGCCATTGTTATCTCTAACTACTGTCTTTGGTGCAGTCATTGCTCTAGCTAGATTATTTTGGTTTTGTTGTAGTTGACCAATCATCTCGCCTAATGTTGTTACAGCACTTGCCATATCACCTTTCTCTTTGCGATCTACAAGCATTTGTTGAGTCTTTTCTAACTCATTAATCAACTGCTGTCTTTCTTTTATAGCTAGTTCGCCTTTAGCATTTACTGCATCTGTGATTACTTTGGCTTGCTGTAATTGTAATTGGACTATGGATTTTTCTCTATCCATTTCTATCTTTGCTTGCTCTAGAGCTAATTCTGCTAGTGCTTTTTCTCTTGCAGACTGTAGCTTAACTTCCTCTATTTGCATCTTAGCCATGTCTGCTTGAGCTTTGTACTCTGCCTTCATCTGCTCGACTTGGGCATAAACTTGGGCTGTAGCCATTTCTGGTGGCATCATCGGTTGCTGTGGCTGAGACAACTGTTGGTCTAGCTCTACTGGAATCTCTTTAAAGAACTCCATTGAGTCTTTGTACCCTGCTGCCTCAATAAACTTACCAAGTGTATTGCGATACTGACCTACGCTGACTAAAGGATTAGCAAAACCTTGAGTCTGTAGAATCTGCTCTTGTTTCTGCATGACCATTGCTGCCATTGCCATCTTCTGATCTTGGTTGCCTGTGCCTAGACCGACATTGACTGTTACATCGTAGTTATTCTTCCACTCTCTTGGGTCGATAGAGACATACTTGCCTCGTAAACGAATGACCCTTGGCTTGTCCTGATACTTTAGGATCAAGTGGAATATGCCTGAGAATAAGTCTTTTACACCTGTATCGGCAAAGATTCTAGCAATCATCTCTATACGACCAGAGCCTGCTTGTTGCATTGCTGCAATCGCTGTGGCTGTGGTGTTTTGTAGAATGTTAGGATCTATGCCTTGGCTTGTAGAAGTAACGCCTGAACGCTTCTGCAATACCTGATCCATGTAATCCAACATGGGAAACGACTGTGATGCTGTTGCCGGTATAGACAATGGCTGAACCGCACCCTGAGATTTAATCCGCACTACACCGCCAGGTGCAGAGGTTAATAGGTCATCTAGGTTTACTTGTCCGTCTAGGGCAGTAACCCTTGGCATATTGGTTAGGTACAGGTTATCTAGTATCTGACGAGTAATCGTAGACTTAATAAGCTGTATGTCCATTGCTCTGTCGGCTAGACTCTGACCAAAGAACTTGTGTGGCATAGGAATCGGGCAGATGCTTGCAAAGGGAATATGATCTATTTCCTCGTTGTCAATAATCTGATCGCCTGCATAGACTACCTTGCGGAGTTCTGCAATCCCATCACCATCAAAGTCGGTACGAATATAGCACTCAAACAACTCTACTTCTTGCATCGTAAAGTCTAAACTTTGTGTCTCGTCTGGCATCTCGCCTGCGCTGTACCTTGCTACTCTTTCAGGAGTATATGTAAGGTCGTTGTACGCTGGCATCTTGTCCACTTGATCTTGTGGGTAGCCCATAGCGATTAAGTCTGAACGAGTCTTGACTGTGCGATGTGCAACAAATCGTGCGTTCTTGATATTCTTATCGCGCTTGGCGATTAAGAACTCCTCTGGTGGCACATTCTCTACACAGACACGACCCGCATCTTTTTTCTTCTTGATGACTACATTGTAAGAAAGGATAGGCATACCCATTGGGTCTATGCCGACTTCCTCGGTCTCTTGGCTGACTAACTCCATCTCGTCATCAGCAAACATGAGGGTTAGTTCTTCTGCGTTTAGACCTTTATATTCTTCCTTAGTAGGATCTTCGCTATCTTCCCACCAATACTTTACGATTCCGTTCTTCTGTAGAAGTGCATCCTTCATCCAGTTATGTAGGATGATGACACCATCGTTATCGCTAAAGAACACATAGTTCGTAAGCTCGGTAGCTTGCTTGGCAAACTCCTCGTCTCCTGGCATCCTTGGCTCGAACCGACCTAATTCGTCTGATCCAGCAAAGATACGCATTAACTGAGGTAATGCACCATCTACGACCTCGGCTACTTCGCCTGTTACGATCTTAGAACGACCATCTATCTCGTTGCCGTACTCGTAACGATTGTAGTAGTTAATCGCCTTTGTGCGTTGCTCTACTGTTTCGGTCTCTACATAGCCGATAGAATCGTCTATCTCTGCTTCGAGAATGACCTTTAGTTTTTGTTCATCCATTTATACGATCCATGAAGTTTTTACTGTTATCGGTTGCGACCAAGTAGTGTTTTGTTCCATTCCTAATGCTAGATACCTAAACGAGTCTGATCCATGACTTGCCCAATCGTGCATTGGCTTGTCAAAAAAGACATTACGCTTTTCATCATAATCGCGCCTATAGTTCCTGAGACAGTCTAGTCCTTGCTTTACCTGTGGCAT